GCCACTGTCAGTGATCTCCAGGCTGCTCTCGATGAGCAGGCGCAGAAGCTGGCAGCTCTCCAGACCGCTGGTGCCTCGCACCCGGATCGCGATATCAAGAACGCCGAATACACCAAGGCGTTTGACCGCTTCTTCCGCAAGGGCGATGAGGCAAGCATTGACGCATTCATTCAGGCCAACCCACAGGCCGCGATGAGCGTCGCAGTTCCAGAAGATGGCGGCTATACTGCGCCGACCGAATGGGATCGCACCATTACCGACAAGCTGAAGATCGTTTCTCCGATGCGCGGTATCGCTTCGGTCATTCAGATTTCTGGTAACGGCTTCTCCAAGCTCTACAACGACCGCGCAACCGCGTCGGGTTGGGTAGGTGAATCCGCTGCGCGTCCTGAAACCCCGGCTGCAAAGTTCGCCGAGGTGAAGTTCAATACCGGCGAAATCTACGCCAATCCTGCGGCAACGCAGCGCTTGCTGGATGATTCCGAAATCAACCTCGAAAACTGGCTTGCCGGTGAAGTCGAGACTGAGTTCGCGTATCAGGAAGGTATTGCGTTCGTTTCCGGCAACGGCACCGACAAGCCCAAGGGCCTGCTGACCTATACGGCGGCGAATTCACATCCTTGGGGCGCGATCCCGACCGTGAATAGCGGCGACGCAGCCGGTCTTACGACCGACGGCCTCATTGATCTGGTTTGTGACCTGCCGAGCGAGCGTACTCCGAATGCGCGGTTTACTATGAACCGCAAGACGCAGGGCGCCATCCGTAAGCTGAAGGACGGTCAGGGCAATTACATCTGGCAGCCGGGGCTTGTTTCTGGCCAGCCTGCAACGATCCTTGGCTTCCCGGTCAGCGAGCTCGCTGCAATGCCGGACATCGCCGCTGACGCCATCCCGGTTGTCTTCGGTGATTTCCAGCGCGGCTATCTCGTGGTTGACCGTATGGGTATTCGCATTCTTCGCGATCCGTACACCAACAAGCCTTTCGTGCAGTTCTACACCACGAAGCGCGTGGGCGGCGGTGTGACTGATCCGACGGCTCTGCGTTACCACAAGATCGCAGCTGCTTAACAATACAAGGGCGCCTTCGGGCGCCCTTCATACAGGAGGTGCCGATGGAAGTGCGTGTTGCGAAGGCATTCAAGGCGGTGCCTGAAGGCGAGGTTTATCCGCGCCAGTTTGAGGTTGGCGATACCGTGACTGGTCGCATGGCCGAGGTTGCGCGAACGCTGGGCTGTGTCGCAGATGAGCCTGCTAAGAAGAAGGGCTTCGACCGTGGCGGTGGATCTTGATCGGCTAAAGCGACATCTTCGAATTGAATTCGATGATGAGGATACGGAGCTAGAGGGCTGTCTGGCCGCCGCTCGAGGGTCTGCGTTGCGCTATATGAACCGCGACGCCGTACCCGCAGGTGCCGAAGCCGAGGTGGATGCGGCTGTCCTGCTTATTGCGGGAGACGTCTATGAGAACCGCGAGCGACAATCGACTGTTGAACTGTTCGAAAACAGGTCAGCGCGCTGGCTCCTTGATCCGTATAGGCTGTTGAGGGTTTGACACCTAACGGTCTGATAAACAACTAACAAAAGTTTTTAACAATTCTATACCTCCGTCGGTTGACATAGGTCCAACTCCCAAAAAAAGCTCAGCGTCTGAACCACCCCGGACACGGATGCCGAAAGCGTTTGAAGACGCAATAGAACGGGCTTCATCTACCGTCACTTGAGCGTGAATGTTGGTATAAATTCCTTGAACGGCCCGCTCGCAGCGATCAGATATATCAATTATTACGTCTTCGTCTTGACCGATTACAAGTTCTGCTAGCGGGAACTCAACAAGCTGCTGCTCTCGGCCTTGGCTCTCGATGACAGCATATACATAGAAGAAATTCGGCTTGGCGAAACCTAGTAACATCTTATGATGCCCGAAAATGTTGTCGCGTTCACCCCTGACATACATCGTGTTTTCCATCGCATGGATGGACCAATTAGTTTTTGTTTGGCCGCCTGTAACGACGCCAATTTTTTCGAGCTTCTCTAGTTCAATTAGATCTATTCGATCATGTGGAGTGGCAGCTGAAAGTTCGAGAAATTCGGAGCCGATGCCCATGTCCTGTACAAATCTAGCAATCTTTGCGGATAAAATTTGTGAATGAGCCAGGTTCTCCGGTGACGGCACCAGAAACGAAAACTGATGGACGCCAAATTTTGAATCGGTGTCGAGAAAACGTAGCCTACCACCAAGGTAAACAAGGGTGGCAGCACTCATGCATTGACCAGGTAATCTCTTACGCGGCAAAATAAACTGGTCACCGGGAGCAGGATCAAGCAGATACTGACCGACAACTGTCGAAAACCAACTTTCTCGAATTGTTCGACCAATGTTCAACGCTGCTTCTACGTCTCCCCCGCCTGAGTTTATGTATACATTTGTGCGCGGAGGCACTTCTGACCTGGCCAGAAATTCGATGAAGCGTTCATCATCACCTGGCATTATTCGGCCGAATGCGTTGATGCAACGAAAGCCGCCGAAAAGCGTCTCGATTTCGGTCTGAGGCGGAGTGTATTCAAATTGCAAAGCGCAAACTCACTTGAAGTATGCTTCAGCTTCACGCCAATGCACGCGCAATCTCAGAATGCGACCTACAAAATCCGCTAAGATGAAATGTGAATTCATTTCTATGCCCCCATAGTCGTTAAGAGAAGCTGCAATATCGCTCGATAAAATTCAATCCCTCAAGTCAGAACGGGAACCATGCCCTGGCTCCACTTCACAGCCACCTACGACTTCATCCCAAAGCCTGCAGTGACCATCCGCTATCCAGCAGGTTACGTCGGGCTAGTGACCACGCCTTGCGCTAACCGCGCCATTGCCGCTGGCATAGCCGAGCGGCTTCCAACCCCTACAAAAGACGAGGCCGAAGCATGGCGAAGCGCGCAGGTGCCGGCAGCCTAAACTGCCGTTTAACGTTTCAGGTTCGGCAGGACGTAGACGATGGGTTTGGCGGTACTCGCGGTGAATGGGTTGACCAGTTCACCGTGCCGGGAAGGCTGGAACCACGTTACGGCAGCAATGTCGAAAGCGTCATGGCCGCGAGAATGCGGTCCATGCAGCCCTATAACCTGACGATCCGTGGCAGCGAACAGGCACGGCAGATTACGGCGTCGTGGCGGGCTTATGATGCTCGGGCTGGCCTCACCGGCGGAAAGCCGAACCGGGTTTTCGGAATCAAGACCGTCGTCAATCCTGACGAGCGCGGCGCTTACTTGGAAATGCTTGTTGTTGAAGGCGAGGAAACTTGATGGCGGTTAAGATTAAGGGTCTCGACCGCTTACAGATCAAGCTAGCTAAGTTCCCAGAAGTGGCTGAAAAACTCGTTAGAGCGGCGATGGAGCAAGGCGCTCAGGAAATCGTCAAGATGATGCAAAACCTGGTTCCCGTCGATGATGGTGAACTGATGGAAAGCATCGGCTGGACGTGGGGTAAAGCTCCAAAATACAGCCAGCGCATTGGCAGCGTAAAGTCGAATGACGGCAAGCTGACAATCACGATTTACGCCGGCAATTCCAAAGTGCGTTACGCGCATCTGGTCGAGTTCGGCAGCGCTCCGCACGTGAATGGCGGCATGTATCCCGGCACTTTTAATCCCGGCGCCAAGGCGCAGCCGTTTTTCTACGTTTCTTGGCGAGCCAAGCGACGTAGCGCTAGGGCCCGAGTGTCTCGCGCTATCACCAAGGCAGCCAAACAAATTGCGGCGGATCGCTAATGGACCCGGTTTTAGAGCTTCAGGGCGCGATCATTCAGCGCCTACGCAGCTATCCGGCGCTTGTCTCGCTTATTGGCCAGCGCAGCTACGATAATCCACCAACGAATGATCAAGGGCTGGTTTCCCCCTCAATTTTCCCCTACGTCAGCATCGGCGCATCAAGTGCTCAACAGGCAGACGCCGATTGCATCTATGCTGACGATGTCATTTTCCAGCTGGATGTCTGGTCGATCGAGCCCGCCAAGAAGCAGATGCGCGACGTCGCTAACGCCGTGCGGCTCGCAACACGAGGATGGGAACCAGTTCTGACGGCCAACGCCCTCGTGACATTCGAATATTCGCGAACTGACTACATCAAGGACGGCGCAATCAACCACGCGTCGATCCGCTACACGGCGATTATCGAGCAGCCTTAAGGCCTCCACGCCGATCACCCCGAAAACAATTAATGGCCGCCCTTTGGGTGGCCTTTTTAGTATGGAGGCCGCATTGGCCCAAGCTACCACGATCAAAGGCGGCAAGGTCCGCGTCAAGATCGGTAACGGCGCTACGCCGATTGTTTATACTTCGCCCTGCGGGTTCACGCAGCGATCGATTACGCTAACAAAGAACCTCAATGAAGTTTCCATTCCGGATTGTGAAAATCCTGACAAGGTGGACTGGATTGGACGTGACGCCGCATCACTTTCGATGAGTATTAGCGGTGAAGGCGTTCTGGCTTCTGAATCTGTCGAGGATTGGCTTGATGCTGGTGAAAGTATCGACTCCATTCCAGTACAGGTTGAGATAGAGTTTCCAGCCACGACATACACCTATACCGGCAAAATGCACGCCGAGAGCCTCGAAATCGGCGCCAACAACGGCGAGCGTGCCACACTTAATGTGTCGCTGCAGTCGGATGGTGAAATGGTCCGCACCTCCGCTCCGACGGCCCCATAATGAGCAGAGACGCTAAAGTTGAACTCGACTGGGCGGATGGTACTTATACCTTCCGCCTCGGATGGGGTGAATTGGAAGCGCTGCAGGAAGCCTGCGACGCTGGCCCTTGGGTTATTCTGGAGCGGCTATTCACCAAACAGTGCCGGGTTGGCGATATTGCCCACGTTATCCGGCAGGGATTGATTGGTGGAGGCTTGGAGCCGACTGCCGCCACGAAGCTTGTGCGAACCTATATCGAAAAACGCCCGCCAGCTGAGAATGTCGTCTTCGCGACAGTCATTTTGCAGGCTGGCATTCAAGGCGTGCCAGAGGAACCGGTGGGGGAGCAAACGGCGGCAAATCAGACGGAGAGCAACTTGACAGTCTCCCCAACGGAAAAGTCAGATTTGCCGCGGTCTACGGCAACGGTGCGGCGCTCGGCTTCACGCCGCAAGAGGTAAGGCGCATGTCCATGTGGCAGTTCATGGCTGCCGTTGATGGATATGTGACGGCGAACTCGACCGACGATGGCGGCTTGAGCCAGAAGGAAAAAGAAGAGCTTTGGGAGTGGGTGAACGAGGGGTAGAGACAGCAACGGGCGATGAATAGTCAGGGAGCGACTATCAACATCAAATAGGCTACAAAAATGACCAAATGCGACAATCCGGTAAGCAAAGTGGTGCGTCCGGTTCCGAAGCTTACTACGCTCATTGCTAAGGCCATAAGAATTAGAACAATGTCTCCATGTTCAAGCCCCAACGTCAAGGGACGAGATACAACGAGACTGGCTACAGCCACGGCCGGTATCGTCAAGCCGATAGTGGCGCATGCTGATCCAAGAGCAATGTTGAGGCCGCGTTGAAGCTGATTGTTTAGCGATGCCTTGATGGCCGAAATTGCCTCGGGTAGCAGTATGACTAGTGCAATCATGGCGCCGATGATCGCGTCTTTTTGTGGAACTTCGAAATAAGCCAATCCGTCTTCAACTCCAGATGCGACGAATTCGGTTAGCAACACGATTCCTATTAGTCCGCCGAATAAGAAGAGAAGGTGGGAAAGTATACTGGAATCTGTTCTGTGATTGTCATGATGTTGTGCGGTGTCGACCTGGATGAAGTCGTCTTTTTGCCCCTTGCTCTGCGCAAATAAAAAACATGCGTAGAGGAGAAATGAAAGTACGGCCACGAACATCAGCTGCACGGGCGTGAACGTTCCGGAATCGACCGATAGGGTATAGTTGGGCAAAATCATCGTTAGGCCCGTCAAGGCAATTAAGACGGACAGAAACGCGCTCGTACCTTGCGTTTTAAGTTCTTGCCTCTTGTGGCGGACGGCGCCAAGGGTAATTGCAAGCCCCACCACCCCTGTACAGACGATCATTACAGTCGAGAAGACGGATTCACGAGCTAGGGTTGGATTGTTATCGCCGTGCAACATCATTGATAAAATAA